CCTTAATTGGCTGAAATTATTGTCAACGGGGAAGACGATTAAGCTATTATTGAGATTATGCGTAGGGTGTTTCCCTCATTAATCACAAAACGGGCAAAGGATGCACTTAAAAAACTACGAAAGGAAGGATATGCAAAGTTACCTATTAGCCGCAAAAAGATTGATGCTCCAATTGTTAAAGCAATCCCAGCAGATGGCGATGTGTTTTTCCCGCCGTTTACGCTCGATCCTCAAGAAGCTCCGCACATATTTTACCGGGTGTTCATGACCGCCCAGGAGATCCGCCAGAAGGTTCTCAACAATGGGTGGGATGAATCTTGGGCGGATGAGGTCATTGAAAAATACCGTGGTGTATCTGGGTTAAAGTTGCAGAGCGAGTATGCTGCGCGGCAAAGCAATCCATTGTCACGCATGGAAAGCGGTGAGAGTGACTTTATCGAGGTTCTGTACGTTTACCAGCGATTGATTGACCCAGAAGACGGGTCTGAAGGTATTTATTGTACGGTGATGCACCCTGAGTACACGGGTGAAGATGGCAACCATTATGCCAAGTTTGAGTTGCTGAATGGGTTGGAAGACTACCCGTTTGTGGTAACACGGCTTAGTGAGCAGAACCGCCGCCTGTACGACATTGAAACGTTTTCGGACTTGTTGCGTGGTTTGCAGTGGCAGGTAAAAGTTGAGCGTGATAGTCGAATTGACAAGGCAAGTATTACCACACTGCCAACCATGCGCGGTCCTTCGGGTCGTCCACCGGCTGAGCTAGGCCCAGGGCGTTACATAGCGGAAAAGCGTAAGGGTGAGTATGATTATATGCCTTCTCCCACTTATACTGTTGATAGTGTACAAATAGAAGCTATTTTACTTGAACAGGCAGACAAGCTGATTGGATTGTCAAAGTCTGAACCAACCACGATTATCCGGCAACAGTTTTACATCGACAAGTTCCTTAGCCACGTTCGGGACGTACTAAAGATGGCTTGGAAGATGTTTCAGTTGTACGGGCCTGACCAACTGTTTTTCCGTGTTACCGGCGTATCTGATCCGATGGTGATGAACAAAGGAAATCCCAACGAAAACTTTGATATTACCGTTAGCTTTGATACGCAGAATACAGACCCTGAAACGCAGGAAAAGAAGCTTGCGCAGCTTGCCAACTTGATAGCGTTGGACCGCAATGGTAAGTTTAACGTGGATAACTTGATTGAGGTTGCTGCTGCTGCCATTGACCCGGTGCTTGCTGATGCTGTGTTGCAACCCACCGAGGTTGCATCGCAGCAGGTCATTAAACAGGTTTTTGAGGATCTGACGAGTATCTACTCCGGCATTGAGCGCCCAGCGCGTCCTAGCGGCGCACAGATAGCTTTAAGCGTACTTCAGCAGTATGCCCAACAGCCTGACATTGCCGAGCGTCTGCAAACGGATGAAAGTTTTGCCACGCGGCTCCAGAAGTATGCCGAGCAATACCAGTTCCAGATGCAACAGGCGCAGAATGCACAGATTGGTAGGATTGGTACAAACCCGGCGCAAATGGGTGGGATGCAAACACAAGGTATTTAGTAATGGTTGATAACAACACAGAACAGGAATACGCCATTAAACGCGCACAACAAAAGCGTTCAATGGATTATTTCAATATGTTCAAGGAAAACGAAGGTTATAGAAACCAAGTTTACAAAGACAGTAAGGGCAAACGCACCATTGGTATTGGATTTAATCTGGAAGACAAGGGAAACCAACAGTTCCTTAAAGATTCGGGTATTGATATTGATGAAATTTTTTCTGGTCGCAAACTTACAGACCAAGAAATTATTAGGATGTATAACCACAGTTTAGCGCAAGCATTTAATGATGCCAAGCAGTTTGATCCTAATTTTTCAAAACGTCCTGAACCCGTTAAAAAAGCCCTTGTTGATATGGCATTCAATCTTGGTCTTACCAAATTGAATGGGTTTGTTAAGATGAAAGCCGCATTGATGAAGAATGATTACAAAACAGCTTCCGAGGAAATGGTTAATAGTAATTGGTATAAACAGGTTAAAACACGGGGGCCAAGAACGGTAAAGCTGATGGAATCGGCTAAAATGTAAATAAAAATAGCAATGAACTCATTCGATACCATAGAAAAGTGCGTGGATTACTTGGCTCCGCTGGAAGCCTTTCAAAACTTGGTTGAATTTATCAATGACGATTACGAAACTGCCATTGATGATTTGAACTCTTGCGATAAGCAAATGCTTGATAGGCAAGTAGGTAAGGTGACGACCTACCGTGAAATTTTGAGCATTTTGGAAAAGTTGTAAACCTATATGCTACAATAGTCATACACGCATAACGCGGCGGCGTAAAAGGCAGCGAAACATCTATGAATAACAAAGTCACTCCGGGTGTAAGCGATGGTACACCCACTAATGAACCATCGGAAACGCGTACCAATATGTCTTTGGACGAATGGTCTCTTCACAGGTTGAAGTCAAAGGTTGTACCTTTTGATGAAGAACCTGTAAAGGAAGAGGTACAGGAGGCTGAGATTGAGGAAGCGGAACAGCCAGTAGGCGATTCTGCGGATGAATCCGAACCAGAGGGTATAGAGGAATCTCAGGATGCCGAGGCAGAAAATGAAGTTGAATCTGTTCTTTCAAAGTTAAATCTTGATGACCTTTCGGAGGATGAGGTTGACCAGTTGCGTGATGCCTTACGGAGTAAGGCACTTGCGCGGTATGGTGAACTGACAGCCAAACGGAAAGCGGCAGAAGAGCGGGCGGCACAACTTGAGCAACAGTTAAAGGAACTCAAGGACAATACCAATCCGCTTGAACCCCAAAAACCAGTCGAAAACAACCCATTTACTGACATTAAGGATGTCGAAGGATTGCAGGAGCAATTCGTAGAGTTTACCAAGATTCAGGAATGGGCGGAAGAAGTTCTTGATGAAAACGAACATTCCGGCTTCGATGATGTTATTACCGAGGTTGATGGCAAGGAAATGACCAAACGCCAGGTTCGGGATTACCTGAAGAAAGCGAGGAAGGCAAAGGAAACTTTCCTACCCGCGCGGCTTAAGGAAATCCAAGAAGACATTCAACGCCAACAGATGGCGAATGCGCTTGAAGAACAAATTGGCAAGGAAATTCCTTGGTACAATGAAACGGATAATGACAATCGCAAGCAGTTGGAAATGGTTTTAGAAGATGCCGCGATTAAGAAGATCCGAAAGTATGTACCTGAAATTGCGCCACGGTTAAACTATATCTTGGCCCACGCTCTGAACTCTATTGTTCAGAAGAAAGCTGGAAGCGAACCACGGCAAACAACAAAGGTACGTCCACCGGCCAACCCAACCAGTAGTGTTGCTAGAGGGGTTGAGCGGGATGACACCAAAATCAAGAAACAACTTAACGAACTTCAACAACGTTTTGTGACCGCTGGCAGTAAGGATGACTTTGTTGCCCTCAGAACTGCACAACGACGATTTAGGAAATAATACTAATGGCATTCTCAAATACTTATGACGTAACGAATAAGGGATCTGCTGTTTCCAATCGTGAGCAACTCTTGGATGTTTTGACCATTCTTGCTCCCGAAGAAACGCCGATTCTTTCTATGGCTCCAAAGAGCAAAGCTACCTCCACCTTTGTTGAGTGGACGGTAGACAAGCTGAATCCGGTTAACACGGATGGTATCGCGGAAGGTGCTGATGTCACCTCCTTTACCAACCAGTTTGAAAACCGTGCGCGGCTTGGAAACTACATCCAGAAGTTCCGCCGTGACTTCAAGGTGTCCGACCTGCAACAGGCTGTTGATTCGGTTGGTCCTGCCAAGATTGCGGAAGCGGAAGCTAAGGCTGTGCGTGAAATCAAGCGCGACATCGAAGCGACTATTTGCTCCAACAACGACAGGCAAGCGCAGTCTGGTGGCGGTCTTCCGTACAAGATGCGTGGTTTGGGCGACTGGATTGATAGTGCTGGTCCTTCGGAAGTTCCTTTGGACTACCGCACCCCTGCTGCTTCGATTCATGCTTCTAGTGCGTTTACGGAAACCAAACTTAACGATATTATTACTAGTATTTATCGTGAAAGTGGTAATATGCAGAACCTTACGTTGGTTGCTGATACGGCTCTTCGCCGTCAAATTAGCAACTTTGCTCGTACAGAAACTGTTAGTGGTGACGCTATTTATAATGTTAACCAAGATGCTGATGCTAAGAAGATCACCTTCTCGGTTTCGCTGTACGATTCGGATCATGGCATGATTTCTATCGTGAACATGAATCCTGATTGTGCACCTGACACTAGTCTTAAAGACACGGGATACTTTATTGATCCGTCGATGATTGGTGTTGCCGAGCTTATTCCTCTTGGTTCCACGATGTTGGAAAACCAAGGTGGTGGTGAGCGTGGTTATGTTGATGCCGCCCTTACCTTGCTTGTTAAGCACCCTGGTGCTTTCGGCAAGATCACTGCTATTGCCTAATAAACTTGGAGGTAAATTACTATGCCTGAACTGAGCAACAATGAAAAGGGTGTATTCACCCACGTTCTCAAACTGACGTTTGATGATCTCAACCAAATCAAACTTGGCACTGACCCGTTTACGGGTTTGGCCTTGGGCACGGCTGGGCAACTGCCTATCGCTGTTAAGCCTGCTGGCGGTGCTGTTGAGTTGGTTGGTGTTTACGAATCCGTGGCGTTGGCTGGTACTGCTGATATCGTGTTTGATATTGGCACAACTGCTGGCGATCCAGATGAATATATCAATGCTTTGGATGTTGATAATATGTCTGCTCCTGTGTTTAACACGGGTGATGCGTTTACGACTGGATACGTTCAAGCTGTTACTGGTTCCAACACTGCCGAGAATATCCTCTTGGAAGTGAATGGTACGACGGCCAACTTGACGGCGGGTGAAGTTGTTATTGGTCTGCGTATTGTGGACCTTGGCAAGTTTGCTTAATCTTATTTAGGGTGATGTCCCGGTTCTATTCCGGGGCATCCCCTTATTTCAATTTATGCCCTATATTGAAATAGCTAAACCCAAGTGGAGCGATGATGCGGCGAATCGTGCATTGGAGCGTGAGATCCGCAGCGGTATCCAATTTAAGGAAGCTATGGAAGAAAAGCGTGTTGCTGCCGCGGCACAAGAAGCAAAGCAATACAAAGGAGGCAAGACTACCCCGTTAGGGAAACACGTTGCCGAGATTCCCGCTTGGGAATTTTTTAACTTGGTTCGGAAGTATGGGCACGACCAAGTACACAGCCGAGAGTTTATGAAGTATTTCCAAAAGAAGTTTCCGCACCTTTCAACATCCAGAATTTAACCTATGCCAGCTTTATACCCCAAAGATACTTATCTTAACCTCGTGGAAAGGTTTAAGTCCATTGCCGGACTCCAAGCATTGGAAACAACTGATGCTTCATTTCTTCGGCAAAGTGTTAATCGCCGTATCCGCACAGCTTATGAGCGGTATCCTTGGCCCGACTTTACGGTTATTGGTGAAAGTGTAAGTCTTGAAACTGCAGATGGCAATCAAATCCAAACCTACAACGTAACTGGAGCATCTGGAGCAAAGTTAGCAAGTGATGCAAATGTTGTGTTTAGAATTCACAAGACCAATCCATTTACTACACGTTATCCAGAGGAATACACATTTATTTCTTCATTGGATAGCAGCGGCAATCCTGCTGTAACTATTGTTAATACTGGCGCGGCATTAGATTCGGTATCTGTTTTTGTAACATATCGCAAGGATCTTGTTGCCGTAATTAAGGCAGCAGATAATAAAACCAGCGGATTTATAGGAGATGAAACAAATGACAGTTCGGTCGTTCCTTACCAATTCTTTGAATATGCTGCATTTGGTGCTTATGCTGATTTCCTACGGGGTGATGGGCAAACCGAAAAAGCGCAAGTTGAAGACCAAAACGCAGAGTTGATTTTGCGTAATGAGATTGACAAGGTTCGCAACCAAGGTCGCCAGTTCCGCCATGATGTTTTGCAGTACCGCCCAATGACGCAATTCCGTAGGCATAACTTGCAGGCAGGTGGAAATCCAATCAATAGCGGTGCTATGATGGATAACAATGTCCAGTAAGTTAAACAATAATGCCACAAGATGTTACATACACTGATGCTTCGCGGAAGTTCCAGGCACTTGCTGGCTTGGAAACCTTAACGGCTTCTGACAGTTTCTTTTTGGTAAACTCGTTTAACCGGGCAGCATTAAATGCCTATCATGAATCGGATATGTGGCCGCGATTCTTGGTAGTATCAGAAGAGCGTACCTGTACTAATGCGGTGGTTCCGTTTACGCAGAATACCAAGGATGACATTGGCGAGTTTATCCGCATCCATAAGACGGATGCTTATGACCAGTTGGCCGCGCATGAGTACAGGTTTTACGTTACGTCTGGCGGCGCAAACATTGTCTACATAGATGATGGTGCTACCAGTGTGTATGTGACGTACAAGAAGGCTTACAATCCGGCGTTTACGGAGGAAAGCACAGATATTCCGCAAGAGTTTTTGGACTTCATGCTATTCACGGCATTGGCAGATTTCTACACTGGAGATGGACAGACTGAGAATGCGGCAGTGTATCATGCCGAGGCGCGGCGTTCATTGGATAGTGAGCCTTTTCGACTGGAACAGA